ATATGAGTTAACTTGTTGTCAATTAGATAATCAAGTAAGCATTTTGTTTTAACAAAATTGTTATTGTAATACTCCGCTGGATCAGCAACACTTGGTCCAACTAAACTGGTACCGGCGCAATGAACGATCGCCTCAGGCTCAAACATCTTAATAGTTTCTAACCCAATCTCGCCAGCATAATCTCCAGTGTGCCACCAAGTTCCTGGCAATTCAACTAGAGTCTTGCTCGGTATAATACGATCAACACCTAGTACTTCGTGCCCTTGATCTACCAGTTTTAGTACAGTTACACCGCCAATGAATCCAGCGGCACCAGTTACCATCACTTTCATAGTTCGATCTTTCTTACTGGATATTTGGCTTGACTTACATGGTCACGATAACGATTACCGGCACGATTCCAAGATTCACCTGAGCCTTCTAGGATGTCTACAATACGATCAACTGTGCCATTGGTCCAGTCACTGATCAGGCCCATGTTGTGATGCGGCTCGTTTAATAACAATTCTAACTTGTGATAAGCGTCATCGATGCTCCAAGGAATGTAAAGCCTATTAGGATCGTCAGCAAAAGTTTCAGGGAAACTGCGATAAGCAGGATAAAGCACATTAGCGCCAAGTGTGTCTGCCTCCGAGACGGTGTTGGAGACCCAGTCTTGTAAAGCACAGTTGAACAATACACGAGTATCATTAAGCAGATTATAGTAGTCATTTTTCTTTAGGTTTTCATAAATTACAAGTCGACCTTCACTTTCAAGTTGACGAGCACGATCAATATACCGCGGATTGTTACTGCGCAACGGGCCACCTTGGAACACAGCAAATTCAATGTCCTTATGGCGTCCTTGATTGTGATACATCTCAATCAAGTCCATGTAGAAATCTGGTTGCTTCTCTTGATCAAAACGTGCGGCAAATCCTACACGCATTTTACGTTCTGCAAATGGCTTGATGTTGCCGGCGCCGCCAATGCGTTCTAACACTTCCTCCTTGCCAAATGCTAATCCACTAATGTTGTAAATAGGAGCTTCCCAACCAGCAATACGCATATGGGCCACCATCTCTTCGTTAGTGGCTAATACACCAGTGGCAAATTCATTAACCATTTTCTCATAGATGCCCATCCACTTAGCCATACCCCATACATGAACAAAGTCATCAGGATCAATGGCCTGAGCAAGACAACGTACAAAAATACGGGGACGCTGGCCAGGATCGACTTGATCAAGAATATAAGGTAAGCTCTCGATACCGGGCTGAAAAAGGTCTTCAAAATAGATAACATCTTCATTGTTTACGTCTCCGTTACGCATCATTTGAACTAGATTCATCATCTGACTCATACTAAAGTAACTGCGACCGTGTGCGTCTAGCACTTGTCCTACGCTGATACTCTGTGTATTGTCGATAGTAGTACCAGGAACATAAACTACATCTAGTCCTCGCCTATCAAACACACGACGATTCCATTCTGTGAGTTGTAGGGTGTAGCGTGCCTCGTAACTCTCAAGGCCCATATAGAATAGCTTACGCACGGCGATATCCTGAGAATCTGCGGCTGTCTTCTTCCCACATGTTCTTGGCATTTTTACCTTGCGTGAACTTATTGTACTGTTGCCAGGCATAGGCACGGAAGTTGTAAAGATCTTCTTCGCGATATCTGTAGCCATAGTCACGGCAGAATTCCAAGTAGTTTGACAAATCTTCGAATGCTTGAATGGCTCTAGGGTTTACACGATGTTGGGGCTTGCCCATGATGTTTCCTTTTTAAATTACAATTGATTGTGTTGGGCGAGTGAGATTATAACTAATGGAGCATCCGTTCTCGCCATCTTCGGATACTTCAATTACTACATTACGGCCAGGATAGCGGGCGGCTATCTGCAAATACAGGTCATCTGCAATCATTTCACAGCTTTTCCAGTCTAAGGCTAAAACGGTATTCGAACCGTTATACAACGACTCGAGCCATCGCTTGAATTGGATAAATTCGATGTCCCGGTCATTGTGGAACACATCGATTGACACCCGGAAATGAAATATATGGCGGTGAGGATTAGCAAGGAACGATACATCATATTCTCCTGCTGTATTTAATGCAGGATCTGTTGCGGCAGCAGGATAACAGTGAATTCCTTCTTTCCTGAACGTTACCCAGATCTGACGACCTGCGGCTTCTTTGATGCGTTCAATTGTTTCTCTTTGTTCATTAATCATAATAATTGTTTTATTCGCTTTTCAATATAATCGGCAAAAATTGCACTGCCGGTATCAGGACGATAGTGAAATCCAGGACCATCATCCCGTGGAAGTGCATGTTCTAAAGTAAATTCTTCTGGAAGTATAATGTGTTTTGCAGATACCCATTCAATATCTTTATAAAAATCATTATTATATAATCTGTTTATGTAAATTAAAAATGGTATTTTGTTTTTTTCTAACCTTCTACAAGCATCGCTTATTATCCAGCTATCATATTGTTGTTTTGTTCCTGTGTCATACAAGTTTAACATATAACTTTTTAAAGAATCAACCTGTTCGGTAGTCATAACAGAATTTTTCCAAAAAGCCAAATTATTCAAACTCTCTGAAATAATAGTAGGATCCTTAACCCAAGGATGTGTGCTACTTAACGAATTAGCGTGTAAAACATTAGAAATACCTTGAGTCTTTTTGAACACACGAGGTTGTGTAGTAAACCAGTTGCACCAGCCAAAAGTTTCTCTGAGTCGTTGCCAAATACCACTGGTGTTGTTGTTGATGATAGGTATCTCTATCCTATCGGGGGTAGTAGTTCCGATAACAACCAAATCTGCATCTAATTCTATGGCCTTGTCGACTTGTAGACAGATAGCAAAGTTGCTACATCCAAATCTAGCCAAACTCAACAAGTTCCAATCATTTCTGTTGCATAGTATTTCAGCAAAACTTTGCCCAGGATAATTTAGATCTGCTGACCACCAACTATCTCCGCAGACAGCAATAGTTTTGCGTTCTTGTTGTATCATTTCTGTAATAGTTCCATGGTTACAATTTTGCCAATTGATTCTGCTAAGTTTTCTTCGGGTGTAACAATGTGTAGTTTGACCCGTTCTTCATCTTTTTTGTGATCGTAATATTTGGTTTCAATCACGGTGCCACCAGATACCTGTTGCACACGAAAGCGTATGGGATCATGCAGGGTGATACTGGGATCCGACTCTTCAATATTGCAATCATCAAAGCTGACACTAACGCTATTGCGGCCAATTCTAGCAGGCTTAGTGTGATCCTCGGTTAATTCGTAACTGTAGTCCCAGCCCCAAGAGACTATTTTTGCCCATAGTGATCTAATCATTGTATTACTTCGTCCTTGGTATATTTAGACCAGTCAGTAAACACCTTGGAATTTTGTAAGTCATGTAGGCTGTGGCACCACACACCTGGGTTCGTTGCTGCAAAGTCTCGGTCATCAATTTTAAGAGTTGCATGATATCCAAGTTGTCGAATATAAGGCATTTTAACACTGATCATTGGAATAAAATTATGGAACTCTACTAGACCAGATTCTAACAATCCTTCTACTTGATTTACATCCAAGTCGAGCGTACATAACCAGCCGGCTTCTAAGCAGTCTTGCACCATGCTTTCCCAATCCTGCCAGGCATCTGCATCGTTGGTTTCTAACGCAGGGAAACTTTGGTTAGCACCAAAGTAGATATGTTCGCAATCGTTGTTTTTGGCCTCTTGTTGAACAATTTGTGGATCTTGTACACCTACTACAAATAGTGTACGCAAGCCAAATGCGTGTGTGTGTTCTACTTCGGTTCCTATAAAGAAACTTACCGTTTCGTGTCCTGCTCTAATCATTTTCTTTTGCGCCAAGTTCGTATGCAATATTAAGTCTAAGTTTAACAAGTTCGTCACGAATATGCAACCGTTGCTTCTTCAAAACTTCTAAGGTAACATCCTCAAACACTCCGGTGCTTTCCATACCGTCAATACGTTTGTCCAATCGAGCATGTTCTTCTTCCAAATGCCGTACTCGATTTTGTAAATGGTCAATCATTGAGCCTCCAACTCGTCCAGTTTGTTTTCATCCAATTCGATGTCGTCTGTATCAACGTCATCGTCCTCTTCTACTTCAAAAAGATTATTAAACATGCTCATGGCATTCTTGGCTTTTTTACCTTTGAATCCACGTGTGCCTACAATGTCCATCCAATAACGGTCATAGTGTTCAATGATAGCTTCGGCCTCTGCACGATCTGGTGTGGCAAAAATGGCATCCACGATGTCTTTAAAGCGGGCATGATCACCATTTTGATTCCACATCATAGCAGGCCATGATCCGTTGTCGTATTCACGATTGGCACGTTGTACCGCTTCCAAGTGCATCCAAACATTGTGCCCCATTAATAATGCATAACTGAAACTGTCCCAAGATGTTTTACCATTCTTGCCAATCTTGTTCAAGTCTGGTGCTGTATGGAAGTGCGCCATGTTGTTGGGATCAAATGTTTCACCATTTAGTTCAGCATCAGTCTTACGCACACCTGGTTTGTAAATACAAATGTCTTTCATCTTTAGGTGCTTGCTGATTGGGCTTTCATCAAAGTGGTCAACAAATCCTTCGGCTAACACACCATCACGATATGACCTTGTATCTGTGCTAAACTTCTTGTCATCCACAATAGGACTCATACGATAGCACCACTTTTCGTTGTGTGGCAAATCGATATGATGATACACTTGTCCGTTGGCTGTGGCCAAGAACGGACTAGCACAGTCAAAGCTGATGGTGAACGCAGGATTAACATACTTGCGTACAGCACGTTGAATGTCTGTTAATAACACAGCCCACTCTAATTTACTTGTGCCCAAGAAGTGCATCCAATCATGTACACCTTCTCTGAGTAGCCCATCGTGACGTAAGGCCACTAGCCTGCGTAAGACCAAATGCACATCACACATGTTCTGACCACCCATTGACCACCCATTAAAGTGTGTGTCCGGATATACCGCAGGATCGCAATAGTGCTTCATTAGTTCATACCAACGATCTGCGTCGGCATGATTGGCACCTTGTAAAACATTTAAGAACTTGGCACCACCATTACGAACACCTTTGCGGTGCTTCATAAAGTAGTCGTTGTTGTATTTGGTAGCGTCTACAGCTTCTTGCAGTGTGGTAATTTGGCAAGCGGCACTGGCCTTCTTGTCATGTATGACCCAGGTTGGAATATCAAGAATCATGCCATAGTCAGCAACACCATCTAGCCATTTGAGCACAGCGTCGCGTTTCTTCTGTGCTTTTGGACAACCCGAGCCGGCTTTCCAATCACCTTCCCATAACCCCTTGGCAATTTGGAATCCACCAGAGTCGCCTAAGATTACAGTACCGGGTTCACGGTTGCGAACCATATCCTCACTCCAGTCCTGTTTGGTTAAATCCAAGTTGGCATGACCGCCCGAGTATAATGACCACTTGTATGGAAACAAGCCCTTGGAACTATTGAGCCAGTTCATCATTTCCATGTCTGGAATACCTGCGGGCATCCTAGCAGGATCTACATAAGGACCATTAACAGAATCACGCTGTTTGCCGATAAAAGTAGCATAGAAGCCACTGATAGCCGGCAAGAATACCGCATAGTCGTTTTGTTTGGCTGTTAAGTTATCTTGGGTCATTGTTATTTGTTATTTAGAGAATTTAATAGAGTAGTTAATAATTTAATCATTTCTTGTTTGTACTCTACAGCACGGTCGCCGGTAATCCAAGTTGTTTTCCACTGATTATACAAAGTATGTAAGGCGGCTTCCTCATGTGGACCAATGGTTCTTTCAAGGAACTGGGCGAGTCGAGAAAACTCTGTTAAAAATCCTTCATAACTTTCAATAATTGTTTTTAGTTTAATTTTAAAAACCGAATTATCATTTTCTATAATTTCTGCATTTTTAAACCAATGCATGATTTGAAATGATTGTTTGTAACTTGCATTGATTAGACACCACTCTAATACTTCTCGACAATCAATATAGACATTCAAACCTAGATCATCTTGACCGGTACGGGTTCTGATGTAGGCCAAATCTCTGGGGTGCATCACAAATACCGCAACGCCGTCCTGATCAATATCCCAATGAGGTTGAAATTTGTCGTAACCTAAAATTTTATTTTCAAAAGCTATCCAACTACCATCTACATCTTTTCCCCAGTTGTCGTAGGAAAAAAGTTCTAATTTTTCATCTAATGTAAGAGAGTGAGCATTGCCCCAAACGTAGGTATTTTCTAAAAGGTTAATGCAACGAGAAATAAAATTACCCGCTGCACCTGGAAGAAAATGCAATGCCACAAATTTTTTCATTGATATTATTTGCTTTGTGCTGGGAGTTTAAAGCTGTAAGTGGCCAATCCTGAATCCACAGTGATTTCAGCAATGCCATCATCACTGATACGCATTACCTTGTCACCGGTTAGGTCTAAAATGCTGATCACAGTTTTAACTGGCCAACTCCATTCACGTTTGAGTACGCCACCAACATCCGGTTGGAATACAAAGTTACCTGCGTGGGTCGAGTGATCACCAAAATAAAACTTTAAATCTTTGCCGTCTGTTCTGGCTTTAAAATTAACTTCTTCAGCATTGGCGCTGGCCTGCATCTTTAAACGTTGGATTGCGGCCACAGAAGGCTCAAACTCAATGTGCCAGGTGACCGGCTTCATCTTGACGTTTTTCAATTTCTCGTTGATAATCTCGGTAGCCATAAAGCGATAGCTGTTTTTAAAGTCACCTTCGGCGTTTTCAAATGTGAGTTGATCCAGGGCGCCTGTGTCCTTGCGTGTGATAGCAAGTTTGGCATTTTCTTTGTAGGGTTGCAAGTTTAACAGGACTTTGAGCTTGCTCAAGTTTGGCATACCAAATGTGCCAATAAAGTCTGCTACTGGGCTAGCAAATGTGCCGTCAACAATAACGCTACGGTCTTCGGCCAAGCCGTTAATTGCTGTGGACTTGTCGTCGCCAGTGATTTTGACTAGGTCAATGACGCCTAGGTCGTAAGTGTGTTCTACTAAGTCTAATAAGTGATCTTTCATGTAATTCTCCTTGTTTGTTTATTGTACAGGGTTTATTTAGATTTTGCAACAGGTTTTGATTTATTTTGGGACTACTTTTGCCAAACATTGGCCACCACGCAAGGACTGCCACGCTCCTGATTTACGGAATTCTATCCAGGTCCACGGCCCGTTGTCGTGATAGATAAAATGCTGTTCAAAACCTAAACTTTCGGCAAAGGCTTGAATCAATGATCCTGGAGTATACAATCCTACTCCGGCTTCGACTGCTTTAACTCCTTCCCAACGGTCACAATCGTTGTAGGTCATCAATAAGGTGCCACCAGGCCGTATTTTTGTGTAAAGTTCGGTTAGATACCGACGTACAATTTCAAATGGTCTATAATTAAAATAATTCCAGGCTAGACACATACCAAATTGATTGTCGGGCAACTGCCATAATATATCTTGATCTTGATCCTCTCTTATTATATAAGGACGCAGTCTACCTTGATACATTTCGTTAAATTGTGACATAGCCGGTGTTAGGAGGTCGTAATTTTCGTCAACCAAGTATATTGGATCATTACTGACCATATTGTGTATCCACTGTTCCGTTCCTGGTCGCAAAATCATAGTTGTATTTTGCCAACCGGAAAGTCGTGTAATACGATTTATGATAAGTTCATAAGATTTGTCAGTCACGGTCAACCGGTTGTTGAGTATGTTTTCAACGTGCATCCGTAGATTATTCTCTTGTATTTCAATGGAATTGCTTGGGTGCGGTGTTTTAAGCCATTCATATCTCTGAGATCGATATTCTTCATACGTTTTATAACTATCTTGTAAATAGGGTTGTTCTTCTTTTCTAATTTGGTCGTACACTCGACGTTTAACCACATTGAATTCACTTTCAAATCGATCAAATGAATTTAATACATCAAAACGTAAATTTTCTAATTGCAAATCCTGTGATATATCTGCGATTGCCTGTAATTCTCTAGCCGTTGATTGTCGAACTTTGTCGGAAGTTAAATTGCAAAGGCGATTGTAGTAGTTGACTAGATCACTTAACATATTACCACTCAAATAAAGTTTCAAAGGTATTTTCTGTGTTGGTAGAGCTTGCGAGATCCCACTCCAACACACTTAACAAGTTGTCGATCTTTTGATCAACCACTGTGGCTTCCATTTCGCTGTCATCAAAGGGCAATTCTTTAAACCACCCAGGTAACTGTTGCTCATCTGTGGGATAACCTATAGATGTCCATCCTAAGGGATTTTGTTTTAATTTGCATACAATAGTTTTCATGCCATCAACAATTTGTAAACTATACTTGTCGCCATTCATACGGCGTAAGTTATTCCAGTTAAGGGCGGCACGTACATGTCCAGGCATATTGGCTTTGCCCAAGCGTTCTTCTTCCTTGCCATACTTGGTCAAGTTATTAACACGCTTGGGACTGCCTTTTTCCCAACCTGGACGTTCTTTGAACAGGTATTTGAATTCGCGAATCTTGGCAATGATTTCATCACGTGTGGCACCAGTTAAGACATCATCAAGAATTTCACTTAAGAACTCTTGGATAACTTTAGGTGTATCACTGCGTTTAAGATCCAAACCCATGGCTTTGACTTTGCCTGGCTTGCCTGCAACGTCTTGACGCTTGCCTTCTTTGTCAATGATCATTACAGCATAACGCTTCTTGGTGATAAACAGGCCTTTGCTGGCTACCACTTCTCGGCCACCTTTGATCACCTCGCCCATCTCTCTGGGCACATGGAATGCAGTTTCCATAAAGCCTGGAAAGCTAGCATTAACTTGGTCAGCGATTGAGTCATACAGTTGTATAGCCATTTCTTTAGACCAGGTCATGCGTCCTTCTTCGACTTCCTTCTTCAACACTGGCCACGCAGAAAAATAACAAGAGTCTGTGTCACCGTAGATAATAGTTTCACCCACATGATCATACTTGCCTGTAATGCATTCATTTACATACGCATCCATATGTTTAGCGATCGCACGTCCAGTAAGAGTTGTGGACTGACCAATACGCTTATCAAAGAAACGGCAACCAGGGTTAAGAATAGCACCATAGAGACTGTTGAGGTTAATCTTTTTAACAAGCTGACGCTTATCCCAGTATTCTTCATCTTCTGCATTTTTTGCCTCCTTTAACCGGGCCTGCATGTCTTTACGTTCGGCATACCAACGTTTTAATAGTCCAGGGATCACACCTTCGCGTTCATAGGTAAAGATAGTACCGTTGGCACTGAGCATCCAGGGCTGGTTGCTGTCAAAAATCATGTGCCATACTTCTGCGGCACTGTGGACCGACTCTTCACCACTATGCCAGTCAATTGTAATCTCTGTGCCTTTTTCTAAATTTAATACCGCAGTATATTCTAAACTGGCAAACAGGCCTTCCCATGCGGCGGCAAAGCTGGAGCCAGAGTTTGTCTTATCGCGGATGTAGCGATTGGTCATGGTAGGGCGCAGTTGTCCTACAATGGTCTCTGGACCCATGTTTAGCGCACGAATGGCACTAGGATATAGTGAGTTAATGTCAATTGACCCGATGTATTCGTGTATGCCTTTTTTAGGATACGCAACATAAGCACCTGCGGCCTGGGTATCCTCATCTGAGTAGCGTTCTTTACGATTAGGCACAACCATGCCACGTTCGTGTGCTTCGTTGATAATGGCCTGTTCAGTCACAGCCACAGCACCCATTGTGGTCTGTAGTAGCACAGTATTTTCATGTGCCAGTGTGTTGGCAAGATCTAGGAATTTTAATTTTTGATCCAGCTTGGCAAGAATCATTGTGTCTTGTCTGTTGTACTCAATAAACGTTTTGAAGTTTTGATTGTACAGTTGATCCAGGGTTCCTTCGAACACAGTCTTGCTTTCGCCTAGTTCATATTCAGCAATGGCATCCAGGCTATAACTATGACGTTCTTCGTATGTGTACTTGCGATACAGTTGCATATAGTCCATATGCACACGGCCGATCAAGTCATAGGTTTCGTTCTCTGCACCAAAGCGTTCAAAGGTACGTTTCTTGGGATATTGATTCCACAAGCAGAATCTGCGAGTGTCATCTTTGCTGAGTACACGAGTCACACGATTAACGGTATAGGGAATATCGAAGCCTTCACTGTTCCAACCTGATAAGGCATCGGCATCTTCAATAAGATCCAAGAAAGTGTTGAGTAGGTCTTCTTCACGCTCAAACACAATGGTATTTTCAAAATCACCGGCAATCTCTCGTGCAGTAGCCTGACTCATGTGTTTGGGTGGAATTACTAGAGTGACCATTTGTTCAAGCCACTGTAGGTATACTGATATGGCAGTGATGGCATTGAATGGATCTGCTGGAGGACTGAATCCACGTTCGGGGTCGAAGTCGACCTCAATGTCAAAAAACGCTACGTTTAGTCGAGGACCGTCTTGCCCTTTGTAGTTTTCTTCTAGACAACGAAAGATGGGGTTAATATCTGATTCATACAGTTGTTTGTTTGACTGTATGCGAACTTCCTTGCGAAATTCTTTGCTGTTTCTAGTACTGAATCTGCTGACAGGTGTTCCATAGATACTTTGGAACTTACCACGAGGATCGTCATAATATAACACATAGTTGGCTGGATACTCTTGATAGCATCTCTTGCCGTTGCGTCTTTCAACTATGTGTATGCGATCGTGTTCACGATCAAACAGTGCATCTATATAACTCAAATTTTTCTCCGTTTATGGCCGGTCAGCCATGATTCATGCGCCTTACGGGCGCGACTCGCTGTTGTTAAAACAGTACTTATAGTGTTTTGCCGACAGTGACTAAAATTTGCTCAAGCAATTCATGATCTTGTTGCTCACGTCCAAATTCACTCTTGTGTGCTAGCTTGATAGCTTTCTTAAGAATGTTTGGTTTGATATCCAATTCTTCGGCTACAGCTTTGATGGTATCATTGAGTCCACCTGTGAGTGTTTCAATTTCCATAGTGACCTGCATGCCTTCGTTGATGATTTGGGTAAGTTTGTTAACTTGGTCTGCTGAAAATACGCGATCTGACATTTAATTCTCCTGAGTAAGTTGTACTATTGTACACGATCATTTGTAGAAAAGCAATAGTTTTAAATACTATTTTACCGCTTTACCCCAATCAATTCGATTCCATGCTCGTTCGTGGAAGAAATATAATATGCTGTTTACAACTAGTGCAAAACTAACCACCCCTAATCCTACTACCCATGAGCCCGAGGCTAAGTATCCACCGACAAAATTAGTAATAGTTACTAAAATTCTCCAGGTTACAACCTTGCCCATGCTGCGCATTGCTCGTTCAATCCACTTTGTTTGAAACATTTTATGTCCTTGTTTGTGTAGTTAATAAGTATTGATATGAAACGAGCGGTTCTATGTGTTGCCAATCCACAAGATTATATCAATGAATTAAATGACTACAGTATCATGATTATAAATCCTGATTCTGCAGAATCGCGACGAAAATATTTATTAGACAATTCGGACTACAGTTTATTAATCACAGATCAAGGAACTTCTTTTCGGAATGGTCAAGACTATGCCAATGAACGAGTATTATGGTACACCAGTGGCACCACCGGGGATAGTAAATTTTGTAGCTTTACCCAAAATCAAATTGATCTCCTGGCCACAAAAATATGCAAGACCTATGACATCACCGCCGATGATCGTTATGTGAGTATTATGCCAATGTGGCATGCACACGGCCAGGGATTCTTTTGGGCTGCACAGCTGGCCAAGTGTGAAACACATTTTATCACGGTAAAAGATATTAAAACCATGCCTGCCTATAGTCCAACATTTATTACTGCAATACCTGACTTACTCAAAATCATTGGAAAATTAAAATTTGACCATTTAAGATTTGTAAGATCGGCCAGCACCGCACTATCAAATGAATTATATATTAATTTAACCTCTCAATATCAAGTTCCTGTGATAGAGGCGTTTGGCATGACTGAAGCACTGAGCCATTGTTTTACTAATCCCTTGTATGGAGAACAGCGTATGGGCACAGTAGGATTGCCCGATGGCATCGATGCAGACGTTGTTGACGGGCAGCTTTACATCAAAGGTCCAACAGTATTTTGTTCAGACTGGTACAACACTGGTGATTTAGCATCGGTTGATAGTAGTGGATATTACACTATTTTAGGGCGCCATCGAGATCAAATTAGTGTCCGTGGCATTAAATTAAATCCTTTGAGTTTAGAAAATCAATTAAAATCAAATATCGCCAACATTGGAGAGTGTGTAATATTTGGCAATACCAGTGTAAAATGTTTATACACAGGTGACTGTGATCCTGTAGAAATAAAACAATTTTTAAATAACATAGGCACACACTGTAATCCGCGAGTGCTTGAAAAAATTGAAACTATTCCACTAAGTCCGTCTGGTAAAATATCTAGATCGTGGTTGGAAAAACAATA